GTCCCTGCGGACCAGGCACCGTCGAGGCAGCGCCTGTGTCGCCTTTCGCACCTTGCGGTCCTGTCTGCCCCTGCGGCCCCTGCACGCCTTGCGGGCCGGGCACGCCTTGTGGACCTTGGGCGCCGGTCGCTCCCGTGCTGCCTTGCGGACCAGTCGCTCCCGGTGGACCAGGTACTGTCGAATCCGCACCGGTATCGCCTTTCGGTCCCTGCGGGCCTGTCTCGCCCTGCGGCCCCACCGGGCCAACTTCCCCTTGCGGCCCCTGCGCCCCGGCATGCGCCAGGAAGTCCATCGTCCCTGCCGTGAGCCGGTTGGAAACCGTCGCCCCCATCGCGAACGTCTGCGCCGTCGTGCCTTCCTGGCCGCGCACCACGTTGAGGATGTCACCGGACTTGCCAATGCCCTTGCAGATTTCGATCTGACCGGTACGCCGGTCCTCGATGGTGACGGTGTAATATTCCTCCGGCGCACCGACAGTAGGGAACTTGGCGCCATCGCCATTCTGGACACGGATAGACGTCGTTATGGCGTCGATACTGGCGTAGAGCCGTGACGACGCATTGTTGGTGAACAGCATCATCGGCACAGTCATGGGGTAACTCTCAACCCAATATCATCACGCTTGACCTGCCCGGCGTCGGTCGAAACCACCATCTGGATGGTATAGTCGATGTTTCCCTTGCCGGCGCCGACAAACATCGCCAGCTTCTTGTTGGTGACGTCGGTATAGGCGGCGGTCACCGACAGTGGCGCGTCCTCCGTATAGGGGTAGATGGTCACCTGGAAGTCGGTCAACACCTCCGTTTCTTCCAGCCAGCAGGAATAATCGAGATAGAGTCGCCGCCGTTCGACGACGCTCTTGCGGTACATTTTCAGCGTCGACGACATCAGGCACTCCTCTTCAGCGATTCACCCGGAATGACCAGCGTGCGTTGCTCGGCCGGGAAGGCAATCACGTTGTCCGCAGCCGCAATGACAAATTCGGTCAGCGGCATGGTGATCTTTACTTCGTCCAGTGGCGCTCCCAGCAGGTAGACCTGCGGCTCCGACGGCACCGGAATGTCCCTGACCATACCTGGCACCACGTAATCAGCGCAGCCATCGAAAATTTCCATCATCTCCGGCGTAATGATCAGCACTTCCAATGGGATGAAGCTGTCGAACAGATACGGCCACACCGGCTCATTTACGCCGGGGCCATTGATGTCGTCGCCGTCGTTTTCCCAGCTGTTGTATCCAGCAGGAAGAATGGGATGGCCGTAATAGGAGAGCAGCGGATCGGTCATGCTTTGAACCAACCTCGCTGCTGTAGAAAATCAGGCTGCACGACGATATCGAGACCATTCGTGACAAAGGGAAGCCCCAACGCCTGATCGATGAACAGGATCAGTCTGCCGGACGTGTCGCCCATGGTGAAATGGGTCACATCCGGACCCACTGGCACGTTGGGGATGACCACCTTATTGGTCTGCGCCGTGCCGTCGGGTGTGACCGTGGTCACAGTGATAGGCTGCGATGTACCGAGCAAAGGCACGCCGCGCGTCGTCAAATCGCTGACCATCGTATCGGTCGCCACGAATTGCGGCACACCACCCCACGCGGTCAGACGCAATTGCGTTGTCAGCCAGTTCAGCCCAGCCGTTACAAACTTATAGCGGGCGGTGTCGTAAGGAGCGTTCACTTACCAGCTCCTTGGGAACCGCCACCCCGGAACCCCATAAGCGTAGCCGCGGATCGCTTCCTGCTTGCGAAACGCCATTCTGTTGCGAAACCGCTTGGCATGGTAGGCGGCAATGGTCGGCGACGCCCATGGCTTTGCAGGCATGCCGTACAGGCGCCCGAGTGTGCCATCGAGCCAGTCCTGGAAGAACATCGGATACATCCAGTCGGGCAGCATCCAGTCCCCGCAGTCACATTCGACACAGCCGGCTGCAATGGTCAATGCCAGGTCGACCTGCAGCGGATATTTCACCGCCTCGACATCTGGCAGCCCAGCCACCGAAATGTAGTTGGGCCGGTAGATAGCATAGGTGAACATGCCGGTCGGTTGGATATCGCTGATCGCCGGCAGGTACGACGCATCGCCGTCGGGGAAGGTCTGCTCCGGTAGCAATTCACCCAGCGACGACTGGATGTAGGCGGAGCCGGTGCCGCCAACCGCCCGACCGGTCAGCGGCAGCCCGTTGTGAACGACGCCCATTGCCCGCACCACCTCCGCATCAGCCGGAGTCGCCAGAAAATATTCGGCGACATTCACCTCCAGTGTGATGTCGGTACGGTAACGCCAGGCCGAAGTGCGGCGCAGGAATTCGTCGATGACATTAAAGATTTCCAGCTGCAGCAGCGGATCGGTGACGCCTGGAACATGCACCTTCAGTGTCTGCATCAGGCGATCGATCGGACTGCAGGTGGTTGTCTCGGCCATCGCTCACCCCTGTACGCTCAGCAGCTGCGCAGCGAATTTCTGCAGCAACGCACCAGCCCGGCTGTCAACGGTCGGCTCGTCGTCCCTCAGCTGCATGCGGCCGACGACGTAATAGACCAGGGCCGACCTGTACATCGGATCAAGCGTCACCGGTGCTGCCGTGTCGATGGTGCCGACGGGGTCAACCCACGACACCTCGAACAATGGCAAAAACAGATCGGCCCTGAGCCGCTTCGCCTCCAGCAGGCCGAGATTGAGTGCGTCCACCATATCATCATCGGGGTAGCGGTACGGCGGATACTCATCCTGCAGGAGACGTCGCGATTCCTCGATGTACTGCCCTACAGTTTCCAGTGCAGCCATGGCTCACCCCGGCGTGACGATTGCCTGTGCCAGTGCCTTTCCGTCGAGCACCTTGTAGCCATAGACCTGGAGGCCGCGGAGCAGCGTGCCGAATGTCATTTCGGAGCGCAGCGTCTCGACCTTGTTGATCTGCGACGCGAAGGTCAACCCATGCTGGGTGCCGGCATAGACCACCCATTCACCGGCGGCCAGGCCAGCGGCAGTGCCGGACGGCAGCAGATTGGACACGTAGATCGTGAAACGATCGACCATGCCCAGTCTGCCGTTCCTCAAGATCGACACCGAATCGCCGGTCAGGGAGGCATCCCGGAGTTCTGACATCTTGATCTGCGAGGAAATCCACGCCGGCAGCACGACCCAGCGGCCGGTCTCCGGAATGTTCTGCTCGTCGAGCACCTGCCCCAGACGCACCAGCAGATCGACGATCTCAACCTTGCCAGCAGTGCCGGCCGGGTTGCGAGCGACGACCTGCAGCGGCGTTCCGGTGACACCCAGATTGACGTTCTTGGAAATGGCGCCAGCCGTTGTACCCCTGTTCCAGGTATCGGCGGTGCCGAGAAGGCCTTTCAGCACCTCGGTATCGACGACGATCTTGAACTGCTGGGCAGCGTCGTCCGACCACATGTTCATCATGTTGAGGTCCGCCTGGACCTCCATGACGTCGTCAAGGATGAGGTTGAAATACTTGCCTTTGTCGATCGGCAATTCGACGATATTCGACGAAGGCCGTTCGACTTCCAGGAGACCGTCAGAGCGATAATCCTTGATGGTGATCGTCGGTTTGGTCCGAATGATCACCTTGTCGCCCTTGTTCTTGATCTCCCCCTCGTAGTCGGTGTTGCTGATCGCTGCCAGCACGGTCGACGCATAGAATTTTTCGATCAGCTTCGTCGACCACAGCACCGGGATGAAGGTGCCGGAGTAGGCTGGTGTGGGTGTTGCTGAACCAGTCGGATAGATAGGCGGGGTGGTCCCCGCACCTGCTACAGGAAATGCCATGGCGAACCTCGCTCAGAGAAGCGTTACTGGATTCGCCCTTCATGCTGTGCGCGGTAGATGTCCTGCTCGATGGCGTCCGCGTCGGCCTCTCGGCCCCGATACTTGCCCGCGATCTTGTCTGCCGTGAACTTCGCAATCCAGGCGGCTGTGTAGATGGGCTTATCGGGCGGCAGGTTCTGCGGCGCCGACCTGGCTCTGCCGGGTGCCGCGAAATCTTCCAGGGATGGCTTGCCGGTGGTGCCGTTAGACGGGGTCGGCTCGCTTGCCTGGGAATCTGGCGGGAGGCCGACAGCCTCAGTCAAAAATCCCCGGAAAAACGATACGACCCGATTTCCTTCGTGTCTAGAGAAGGCTTCCTGCAGCATGTCGTGCCGGATGCGGCCGGAATACGGGTCGGGCAGCGCCAGCCACGCCTTGAATTCGTCCGACCGGTTGACCTGCTTCCACTCCGGTATGGTACTGTTAAGGCTCGAATAAACGTCGTTGACCTGGGTTTTCTCGATCACCGTGCCGACCCCGTCAACACGTCCCTCCAGGCGCTTCAGACGCTCCGCCAGCTCCTCGAACTCCGGCGCATATTCCTCCTTGGCGCGCTTGCCGATCACCGTCAGCAGCTCGTCGCCATACTCCGTCGCTTCTTCCGGGGTGACGAATTTCGGCCGCACCTTCGGCACCGCGGCGTCCGGGCGCTCCTCTTCGGCGCCCTTGATGCGCATCGTCGAGACCAGCTTCTCCAGCTCGTTGATGCGCTCGCCCTGCTGCTGGTAGTTCCTCAGCAGCGTCTCGTAACGCCCCTGTGCCGAGCGTGCCCGCTGCTCCCAGCTCTGCTCCTCCCCAGCCGGCTGCGGCGGTTGAGCAGTGAGGGGAGCTTCCGCCGTGACCCCCTCCGGCTGAGGAGGAGTCTCCGTCGTCGGAGGCGCTTCCTCTGGCGGCGGGGAATCTGTCGGGATCGCCATCTGTTCGCGCACTTTTTCAGCTTCGGCGATCTGATCCTGGACCTGTCTTGGCGGCTTCGGCGTGTAGTCGACCGGTGTCGCTTCTGGTTTCTTAGCCATTGGTGCGCATCTTCTCGTAAAGTTTCGGGGCGTTCATGAACGTCGTGGCGAGATCATTGGCGGCGAGCGACATGCCTTGCGCCCGCATCAGCAGCTCGACCGGGCATTTGACCATCTCGGAGGTCGTCGCGGCGGCGTATTCGCGCACTGCCGCCACCATCTCGTCCCAGGCCTCCGGCGCCTCGCCTCGCAGCCGCATGGCGGCATAGACCAGCCGGGTATTGGCGACCATCAGCGTCTGCCTTTCGGGGCCGACAGGATTCTGATCTCGGCCGGGTTCGGCTCAGTGGGTACAATTGGCGTCGCCTTGGCGTAATCGCCAATGGTGCGGCCGGACTTACCGAGGTCATTGAGACCGCCGCGTTTCGGCAACTGGCGCGACTTCTTGCCTACTTTCGCCACTTCTTCGACCCCTGGTGCTGCAATCCGACCTTGGTCTTCGGCACCTGGCGCTCGCCGAGCGCCTCGATGTCGCCGAGATCGGTCGGCTCATAGGTGCCGCCGTAGGAGATGTTGATCCCCTCGGCGTCGATCGGCCTGGCCTTGCCGCCCTTCTTCGAATAGTCGCGCTGTTCGCCCTTGGAGAATTTCGAAGACAGACCCGAGGAGGCGCCGCCCTTCATGGCGTAGCCCTTCTGGTAGGCAAGCCGGGAAATTCCCTGGCCCGAGGTCTTCGAGACCGAGGCTCTGGGTGCACGGGCCATGGGTCAGCTCTGGCTCGACCGGCCAGGTTTCTGCGCCTTCACCGCGGAAAATTTCTGCATCTTGCCGCTCGGCCCGCCAGACGGGAAGGCAGCGCCCTTGCCGGAATGCTTGGTGGTCGCGCTAACGCCGGGGGCCTGCGCGCCGACACCGGAGAATTTGTGCATCTTTCCGGACGGGCCAGCCTGGATTTTCTGTTTGCCGGCAGGCTTGGACTTCGAGGTCTTGGACGGCATGGCGTTCTCCTATGCTGGTCCCTGGGCCGGATTGGGGGGTGTACCTGGTCCGGCTCCCGGCGTCGAGCCAACCACGTTGGTCTGCGGACCCTGCGGAGCGCCAGGCGGTGCACCAGGCGGTCCGCCAGGCGCCGCAGGGCCGCCTCCGGGGGGCGGCCCGCCAGGCCCGGAAGGCCCGCCACCCATCTGCGCCTTGATCTCCTCGTCGGGCGGCACGATGTCCTCGCCTGGCATGCCGATGCCGTTCGACACTTCCCTGAGCACGTTGGCGCGGCCACGCACCCCCATGATCTGGCTGTCGATCGGGTTGGCGGTGATCTGCAGGAACTCTAGCTGCCGCTGCCGCTGTGTCTCGCGTTGCATCGCCACATTGACTCCGAGGACCACAATGTTCTCGTCGCCTCGGAGCATGCCGGTCTGGTCGGTAAGCATGACCATATCGTACAGCGCGCTGACGGCAGGCTCGATGACGTCGTTGTCGATGTTCGCAGCCACTGTCTGAAGGATTTTGGCTGCGTTGCCCATAAGCATAGCAAGACCAGAAGCTGTACGGCCAGCACCGCCAAGCCGCTCCGAACCAGTAATGTAACGGGGGATCGCGGAGAGTTCGTCGGCGATCTGGGTGAATTTTTCATAAACGCCGAGCAGCTCCTGGGCATTCGAATTGGGCTGGAAAAAGGTAATCGGCATCTGGCCGTTGTTGGCGCCCAGCGGGTCGGTCTCTACATGCCAGCGCTTCCACGGGTAGAGATCGTCGCCGTTCTCGTTTTCAGCGACGCGGTCGTCATTCACCACCACCTGAGGCCCAGAAGCGATAGACATGTTGTTGATGAGGCTGCGTAAGGCAGCGTTCGTGGCATCCTGGATATCCTCAAGTATGTCTGGGAGGGCGTTGCCGACGACGGTGCCTGGCACCTTCTCGAAACTTGTGACGTAGTAGGGGGGCCGCTTCCTAAGGCTTGGAGAGAGCTGTACCTTGAGAATGTATCTTCCGATCTTGAACGCATCGACGAAATAATCCCGCATCGGGTCCGGCACCTGGGCGGCGGTGAAGCCGTAATCCAGCAGCATCTCGCCCTGCACATAGCCGTGATATTCCAGCATATCCAGCATGCCGGACTGGTTCATCCGTGGGTCTTCCCGCGATTCCATCACCGCCCTGGAGCTATCCGCCGACGAGGCGTTGGCCTCGACATAGCCGGAGCGGCCGTACCATTTGAGGATTTCGCGGATCGCCTGCTGGTTATAGCCGGGCAGCCCGATCAGCTCGTTGAGATCGGAGCGCGCCAGCCTGGAGCGCTCGATCACCGCGGCGTCGGCGATGTTGGAGACGCCGGGCGTCCACCAGACATCGAACGGCGACACCCGGTTCCAGAACATCCTGGGGCGGTCGGTGACCTGCGCAGCGCCTTCGACCCATGTGATGTCGGGGGTGATCCTGACGATCGGCCCCTTGATGCAGCCGAACGGGAACAGCGGGATATCGACCAGCATCTCGGCCAGCGCTTCGTAAAACAGCCCCTCGACCAAAAGGTCGTCCAGCTTGCGGAATGCCACCTCGCTTTCCAGCCGGGCCTTCTTGATCGCCGCCCGCGAGGCGGCCGCCATCAGCCCCTGCACGCGGTCGCGGATTTCGGCCGGCGCCGGCTGTTCGCCCAGCCGCACCATGTTGCCGACCTCGGCCTGGATCAGCTCCTGCACCGCGGCGAACATGTCGTCGGGCAGTTTGGGGTCGGGGGTGGCCTCCAGTCCCCAGGGTTTTTCGGTGTTGAGGTAGACGTCACGGAGCAGGCTTGTGGCGCCGCGGCATTTGGTGGCAATGAGGCGGGCATAGATTTCCGAGCCGCCGAAACGTCGGATTTCCGACAGTTTCTGGCTGTCGTACTGGCCGTGAAATGTCCGCATCGCGGCGGTCAGCCGGTCGGTCCAGCCGCTGGCGCCATCGCGATGGCGTACAAACGTCTCGAATTCGGTGTCGATGAAGGCGACCAGGTTGGAAGTCAGCGTCGACGAGGCTTCATCTTCGGCGATCACCGCCTTCCTGGCTGCCTCTGCCTCCTGGCTCTGCAGCCCTTCGGGCGTGACAAGTCGCAGTCCTGCCGCCATAACTCAGCTTCCCTCGGTCTTTCGCCAATACACCCAAGGGGATGCAGATGACAACAGAGGTCAGCCGTTCAGAGGTTTTTGCAGTGAATTTCGCCGCTTTGGCGCGCGAAATCGCGATGGACATCCTCGACCTGCCGGACATTCTCAAACTGCACCAGCTGACCAATGACGAGTGGACGAAGATTTCCGGCAACCCGCTGTTCCAGCACCAGGTGGCGCAACTGACCCGCGAATGGCAGTCGGCCACCAATACCCGCGAACGGGTGAAGATCAAGGCGGCGACCGGGCTGGAGTCCGAACTTGAGACCTTCGTGCGGGAAATCTCCGACCCCACCATCCCTTTGGTGCAGCGCGTCGAGGCCGGCAAGTTCCTGGCCCGGCTGGGCGAACTGGATGGCGCCCGCGACGGGATGAGCGCCGGCCAGGCGTTCTCGATCAACATCCAGATCGGCGAGACGGTGAAGCATGTCGATGTGACCCCGAAAATCATCGACGGCGTGATCCCGGATGTCGATTAACTACCAGGCAACCCCGACGGCAGCGGCCTTCATGCAGTCGCAGGCCTTCCTGCGGGTGCTGATGGGACCGGTCGGCTCCGGCAAGACGACCGCCTGCATCATTGAAATCCTGCGCCGGGCGATCGAGCAGGCGCCTGGACCGGACGGCATCCGCCGCACCCGCTGGGCGATCGTGCGGACCACGCTCAGCCAGCTGAAAATGTCAGTGCTGCTGGACCTCCTGGCGTGGTTTCGCCAGATTGCAACCTACAAGGTCACCGATCAGCTGGTGACGCTCGAATTCAACGATGTGGTGTGTGAAATCTACCTGATCCCCCTCGAAGAGGAGGAAGACCAGAAACGTCTGCTGTCGATGCAGCTGACGGCGGCGATGATCAACGAGGCGATCGAGCTTTCGGTCGATCTTGTCTCGGCGATTGCCGGCCGCTGCGGCCGTTTCCCCAGCCAGGCCGACGGCGGGCCGAGCTGGCACGGCATCATCGCCGACACCAACGCGCCGGTCGAAGGCTCCGACTGGTGGAAAATGTTCGAGGAGGAGATGCCGGCCGACTGGCAATTGTTCCGGCAGCCGTCTGGCCTGTCGCCAGAAGCTGAAAATCTCGAAAACCTGCCGGCAGGCTATTACCAGCGTCTGGCTCTCAATCCGAATGCCGACTGGAGACGACGTTACATCGAGTGCGAATACGGCGAAGACCCGTCGGGCACGGCGGTGTTCCGGGAATCTTACCGCAGAAGTTTCCACACGGTGGAGGGACTGGAGCCGGTGATGGGACGATCGCTGCTGGTGGGGCAGGATTTCGGAAGAAATCCCTGTTCACTGATCTGCCAGGTGGATTACCGCGGACGCCTCTTGGTGCTGGAGGAAGTCCTGGCCGAGGACATCGGCCTGGAAACGCATGTGACGCGTTCGCTAAAGCCGGCATTGTTCGCCAGCCGTTACCAGGGGTTCATGTTTGCCGCGGTCGGTGACCCCTCGGGGGTGTCGAAGGGGAATTTCCTGGAGGAAGATTCGTTCGACGTGCTGCGACGGCTGGGGGTGCCGGCGTTCCCGGCGCCGACCAACGCCATCGACCCGCGGCTGGCGGCGGTGGAGAGCCTGCTGTACCAGCAGCGAGATGGGTCTGCCGCCATCCTTGTCGATCGCGGCCGATGCCCGTCGCTGGTCAGGGCGCTGGGCGGCGCCTACCGTTTCGGCAAGACCAAGGCCGGCCAGACCAGGCCGCTGCCCGACAAGACCCACCCATGGTCAGACGTTGCAGACTGCCTGCAGTATGTGGCGCTGACCACCAATTCCGGCCTGGTGGAGCGCATCGCCAGGCGCATCAGGCCGAAATCCGCCAAAAAGCCGCCGTCGCGGGTTAGCGCGGCAGGCTGGACCTAGTCCTCAGGCTCCGGCCGATCGGGCGGGTCAAGTTTTTCGCCGGCCGAATAGTCTTTCCAGTCGACCTTGCGCTGTTCGCCGATCTTGCGATTTCCAGTTTCCTGGAAATCACCAGCAGGCGGTGGGGTAAATTCTCTTGGCAAGGGTTTGTCCAGCGGCACTTTGCCGTACTGGTTAGGGTCATTGCCGGGATAATCGCGGATTGCCCGGTGCAACGCCATGGCGCCTTCCTCCAGATGCGTCCTGGCGATGGCGCACCAGCGCTGGTCGGCAATGCCGGAGGTGGCAAGATCGTTGGTGTAGCCGAGCGCCATGGCCTCGAATTTGGCGATCTCCTGGTGCAGGCGCTCCCTGGCCTCCTCTATCGAGGCGGATTTGGGTGGCATCTTCATGCGAACAACAGCTGGTCGCCGTTACCCGGCAGTCTGAAATCCGGTACCCGCTGACCCCCCTGGGGGAGCTGCGGGGTGGGGACGAACAGCTTTTCGAACTGCGTCCGGTCCCAGACCTCGATGCGGACATCACTGGGCAGGCCAGGCGCCAGGGTCACGCTCTGACGGCAGACAAAATCACCGACACGGCAAATGGCGATGAGGCCACTGGACAAGGGGACGCGCAGGCAGGGGCCGGGGTCGATTTCCCTCAGAGGATCATAATCGGCGGCATAGGCGGTCCAGTTGCGATCGACCCAGTCGGGGGCATTCTTGAGGCTGCCGGGGTACTGGAAGGCGTCGAGAATCTGGATACGGCTTTCGTAGCGAACGCCGGCCGAAGGCCGGTCGACGTCACGAACGGAAGAGCTGGGGCCAAGGGCGGCAGGAGGGGCGGCACCGGGGGAAGGGGTGATGATCGTCGGGTCTTCGGCAGACCTGTCGGGGTTTGGTGGAATATCCTCATCCTCCTCGTCGTCAGGCTCCGGCTCGTCGTGGGTTTTGTGCTCGTCATCCTCCTCATTTTCCGCAGCTTCGGGTTCAGACTCTTCGTCAGACTCAGACTCTTCGTCAGACTCTGGGACGTCGCCGATCTGGCTGGAATCCTCATCAGGGTCGCCGTTTGTCGGCGGCGGGTTGTCGGGGTCCTCCTGGGGAACCGGGTCGCGGGGATCGCGCTCCGGCATCGGCTGGCGGTCGGGGACGTCGTTATCCGGCAGGCGGGGTGGGTCTTCCAGGACAACATCCTGCTTGTGCGGATACTCGCCAGGCTTGATGGCGGTCAGCTCCAGCATGGCGGCGAGGTCGTCCGGCACGGCAACAGGAATGGGTTTTTTGGGCATTTTTCTCACCTGAAGACCAGTTTGGGGGCTGATTTCGGGGTTTTTTCCGTGGTTTTTACGGCCGGGACCTTCGGCACGGCCAGCTTTTTCGCCACAGGTTGAGGCTCTTTTACGACATCATTGGCCTTGCCGGAGAGCATCATCTCGCGCTCCCAGCGTTTGTCGAGCATCTCCAGGTAATAATCCAACGACCTTCTGACATGCTCCTGGATCGACAGATGGTCGCGCGCCCGGTGCTGCATGAGGCGATCGTACTGGCGTTGGGTGACGCGCGTCGGCAGGGGTCTCAGGGTGGCTGGTTTCTGCTGGAAAGGCATGGGGTTACGGGTCTCCTGATGGGCCGCAACATAGTTTGGACAGCGGCTAAATTCAATTGTGTTACATGGGTTTTTTCTCACCTGTATTTCGCTAGCACCTAAAAAAGGCGCGGGGGGTGGGGGGCGTTGGCCGGGTGCCCGCCCCTGCCCGCCCCTTTCCGCATTATCGGCCGCGTTCCCTAGGTGGAAGTGCAGTGCATACCGCCAACATCACCGGGCGAGACATGAGGCTAGGGCGAGCGCGCTACTGGCCGCGACAAGAGGAGATGCGTTTCGGGGCTTGCCCGGTACGTGATGCACGCTAACCCATCGGGCTTTGATGGGCGAACTGCGACCATCGCTAACCCGGGGGAGACGATACACCACCGAGCGCGCCAACAGCATATCCGCAAATGGATGTTGCAGCACCCGGTACAAGTCCGGCGTAACCTTTCTCTGGTCCGGCATCGCTGCCACGACGGAAAGGAAACCGATACAACTTAAGCTTGTTCGCCTGACGCATGCGTTCGGCGGACGGCACGTCCAAGAGCTTGGGCAAACGACGTTAAACATAGTCCTAGCTGCAGCACCCCGCTGCGTACCAGCCGTAGTATGGAAACATTCCATACCAGTCGGCAGAGGTGAAACGACACCACGGGACTTACGTAAACGTAACTGTCCCTTACCTCCGGTAGCAGGACAGCATCTTTCGACCATTAAACACCATCGGAAAACCGAATCTGAACCCTTACTACTACGTAGTAAGGGTTCAAGGTCGGTCGGTTGTGGGTTGGTGTCCTTATTGTCTGTGTGAAAAAACAGTCAGTATATAAGAGGGACCCATTTTCGAAAAAAAAAAAAATTCCGAATCACATACACACGTACTCCATGCTGAAATCGCGTGGACAATTAGACAATTGCCTCAAACGCTGAATTCATTAGGAAATTTGCCGTCTAAATTGCACTAATTGTCCGTTTCCCTAGACAGTTAGCTGCCTCAAACCAACAAATTGGACCCAGAAATGTACGATCGCGACATGCCGCGCATGCGTTCGCATGCTCTTTCGTCGCCGCAAGGCCTCGTCGATGTCATCGGATTTGTGCTGGCGACCATCCAGCAACCGCTTCAGTCGGTCAAAAATCAGATGGCCGACATCAAAATCAATGGTGCAGAATCGAAATATCTGTTCGGTTCGAAGCGCCTCGGTTACGCTTATGCCGTCGAGCATGCGGTCGTTCTGCATGCCGCAATCACTGCCGCAGTCGACGTCAACGACGTCATCGGATGCATTGACGTGCTCTCCAACGTGCCGGGTCTCGGCATCGTCAAGGCCTCTTTCGTCGCCCAGATATGCGGACTGGAAGTTGCATGTCTCGATACCCATAACCTGCGCCGGCTGGGCCTTGGCGAGGCTGCATTCAAGCTCGCCAAATCGGTTAAACCTTCCACCAAGCGGAAAAAGATCGCCGACTATGTCCGCATCTGTACCGACACTGGCGGTTCGCGCCATTGGTGGAACACATGGTGCGAATTCGTCGCCGGCAACCGCGCCAACAAATCCCTCACTTCTGCCGACATGGTGTCGGCTTACCACGTGGAGTGCCTTGCCTGACACTCTGACGCTCCTCGCGGCCTCCGGCCGCTCGATCGCGAAAGGATCGCAACATGCTCGAACTGTCCAACGCTGCCGTTCGCACGGCCTTGTCCTTCATCGAACGTGCCGAACTGGCGCATGACTACAAGCGCCTTCCGATGGCGGAGAAGTACCTCCGCCTCATGAACATGGCGAACGACACCATGCAGGATGACCTGTTGCGCAAGGACTACGGCGCTCAGAACCTGTTGGAGTGCTACGCCTACTTCATGCACAAGCACAATCACTTCCATACAGGAGGCAAATGATGAACCGTCAATTCAACGATGGCGACCGCGTCGCCATCTCCGCCACGTTCCTGCGCAACATCTGCGATTTCAGCCATGCCAGCGCATCGAAGCGTGGCACCATCGCTGCGGTCGGGCTGGAAGTCCGCAAGGGCGTCAACCTCATCCATATCGACTGGGACAATGGCGAGCATGGCCGTGTGCTGTCGACCAACCTCGTGCATGCAGACAAGCTCCACCTCGAACCAAGGTAAACCACCATGCCGATCGAATTCACTGCCAACCATGGTGACTACAGCGTCACCACGCGTTCCGATCAACGCTGGTTCACCGTCTACAAGGGTGAGGAAATCGCCGGCACCTTGCAACGGCCGGGCGTCTACGACCGCAACAAACGCTGGCGCGCCTTCGCCACCAATGGCGACATGATCGGCTCGGGCATTGGCCCGCGCACCGCGCTCGCCCTGTTCACCCGCCGCGACATCGTCAACCGCTCCAACGCATCGGCCGGCAACTGGCCACAAGAGGGGATCATCGAATGAACATCATTAACATCTCGACAAGGAAAGTCGGCGGCATCCGCTTCGTCAAGATCGGCCGCCTGTGCCTGAGCTTCTGCGTCACCAAGCGCTATCATGCGCTGAACGCGCCGAAACATCCGCGTCACTTCACCGACATCGCTCCGGCAACCTTCCTCAGCAGCGCCGATGGCGTTCTCGTGCTCGGCTTTCACGGCGAAACGAACGTCTAGACGTTCGTTTTGATCGGACGACGAATAAGGCCTGACTGGCATTAACCTCCGCCTACCCTAGGCGAGCACAAACCCGGAACCCAACTGCGGCACGAGCGAACGGGATTTCGCTCGTGGCGCGAACCAACCAGCAACAAGGACTGCTGAAATGACCCGCAAGGAAAGCGTCATCTACGCCACTGATCGCATTGCCAATGCGCTGCAAGCTCTTTGCCGCGTCAACTACGACAACGAACGGCAGGCATCATCCAACATGGCAATTGCAACGCAAGCGCTGCAACAGGCCGCTAACGCACTCAACCAACAGGGACCATCGACATGAACAACGCACTAACCCTGGCCCTGTCGGCTGGCATTATCGCAGCAATCGTTGGCCTCTTCGCCATCTTCACCCAGTACGTCCGCCCCGTCGCGGCCGAGGATGACTGCGCCTTCAATACCTACGCCGTCGAGCGTGTGCCGGGCATCGGCCTTGTCTGCATCGGAGAACCGTCATGAACCTCTGGTCCGGATACCTGTTCGCCGATGCCATGCTGGCATTTGACCTCGGGCTGGTCGCCTTGGCGATCATTGCCCTGCTCGCCACTCCTTTTCTTGACTGACCTCTAACCAACAGGACCAAAAGAAATGAAACGCATCATTGGCGCGGCGATGGCCGCGCTGGCGCTATCATGCGCCATAGGCAGCGCTAATGCCGCCACCTTCAAGCCGATCAACAAGGGCAAATCGCTGGTGATGACCGGCGAGATCGTCGCTGGCGACGTCGATCGTCTGCATGCCGCAGGCAAGGCCGCCGAGAAAAAGTACGGCCGCGCCGTCGTCGAACGCATTTTCCTCAACTCGCCCGGCGGCGACGCCATTGCCGGCATGGAAATCGCCGAATTCGTCCGCGCATGGGGCATCGACGTGGTCGTCGGCAAGACCGACGAATGCGTATCGATGTGTGCCGTGGTCTTTGCTGCTGGCCAGCATAAAGTCGTGTTCACCACCTCAAGGCTCGGCGTTCACGCCATCTCCGCCTTCGCCGCCAATGCCGACGGCACGCTCGGCGACGATCAGGGCGAGGATCAGGGCGCACTGGCGCTGACCACGCTGGTGGCCCGCGCCATGGCCGAGTGGGGGGTGCCGGCCAACATCGTCACCGCGATGATGACCACCAGACAGCCGGACGTTTACTGGATCACCGCCGAGGATGGCTGGAGCGCCGTCGAGGTGCTCAGATGATGCCACTCATCCTCGCCACCGCAATCGGCGGCGTCACCCTCGCATGGGTGATGCTGCTTCTCTTCATCCTCGACAACAAGGACCACTGACATGGATATCCTGCTCACCCCAGCGCTGCTGGCCTATCTCCTGCTGCCGCCCGGCAATCAGCAAATGGCCGAATGCCCGTCGCTGATCCCCGAGATCGCCATCCGCTGCGAAGCGCAGCCATTCACCACCGAGGCGCTGAAAGAGGACAGGATCATCCTGCCCGAGACAGCACCGATCCCCTCGCCAAGGCCGGAGCGCTGAGAAGGATTCGCTATCATGGAACGCATGGACTGGATCAAGGGCGCTGCCGTGGTGGCGGCGCTTCTGGTGGCTATCGCCATCGTAGACAAAACTTTCGACGACATGCGCATGGGGCACTGCGTCAATGACGGCTACTTGGTATCCGAATGCCAAGCCTCATTCGACGAGTACGATGCCTACGACCGCGACGACAGTTTCCTCAACTAATCCGCATTATCCACAGGCTACCCTAGACGTAACACAAATGCATGGTGTAGGATCATCTGCACCATACAAACCAACAGGACCACTGACATGAACGCACAACCCAAGCCCCGCCTGTCCGCCATGCTCGGGCAGGTCGCCACCATCGCCAAGGTCTCGACCTCGTCGCTCGGCCTCAAGCGCTTCGACAAGCAGGCGTCACTGGAATCCGACCGCGCGCACAACGCACAGGCCGGCACCGGCCGCACCTTTGCCTCCCGCATGGCCGGCTGCGAGCATCGCTGCAAGGAAGTCTCTGACTTGGGTAAACTTGCGCAGAACAAGCTCAAGGAGATGACCACCGCATGGGGCGAGAACCAGCGCCTGTTGTCGAACGGCATGATGAACGACTGGCTGCAGGAATACATGCCGATCAAGAAGCAGTACGACGAGAAGGTCGCCCAGCTGGTCGCCGATGCGCCGCAGCTGATCGCCACCGCACACGCCAACAAGGGCACCTACAACGTCGAGCCGCCGACCGAGGAGGAAATCCGCGACGCCTACTCGCTCGAATATTCGATGTCGCAGATACCCGACACCGACACCTTCTCGGCGCGTGGCGTCACCAAGGAAGTCGAGGCGGAGATGCGCCGGCAGTTCGAGCGCAGCATCGAGGCGGCCTATTCGACTGCCGTCAACGATGCGCTGACCCGTGTCGCCGAGCCGCTGCAGCATCTGGTCGATCGCATCACCACCTTCGACAAGGTCGAGGACGAGAAGGCGCGCGGCGTTGTTTCGTCCAGTGCCCGCCTTTATGAGACGACGATCACCCACGTGCAGGATATCGCCAAGGTGTTCCGCTCGTTCAACCTCGACAACAATCCGCTGATGACGTCGATTGCGGATAAACTTGACGCCTTCGAGGGCATCGACATCGAGGATATCAAGACAAGCGAGAGCCTGCGTAAGGACCTCACCAAGCGCGCCGACGCCATCCTTGAGGACCTCAAGGACCTCATCTGATGAGGAAACATATCGCTATCATACGCCGTCCGGCAGCGTGTGTGATCAGTCATAAACCCAAGTCTGCCGGCCAACCAAGGACCACGCGAATGAAAAGCTTTCTCGCAACATTGCTGCTCGCCGCAGCCATGGCCCCGTCGCTCGCCAACGTGGCGAAGGCGCAGACCAATTGCTACACCAACTGCTACTGGCTCGGCGACGTCCAGTATTGCAACACCACCTGCAACTAAACCCCATTAACGCGCCTCTACCCTAGGGGCGCGTTCAACCCTCCAGCCCACACAGGACCACGACCATGCAAACCATCGAAGTTCTCGACTCCGACCTCGTCCCCTTCATCGAACTGATCTTCAAGGCGAAGAAAACACCGCATATCAAGGGCCGGCCAGGGTCGGGCAAGTCGAAGCAGATCGAGGCCTATGCCCGCAAGATGAACGAGAAGTACGCCGCCGAGGGTGGCTACGGGTTCTTCCTGCTCGACATGTCGAAGGCCAACGTCGCCGACATCCTTGGTTTCCTGATGCCGGAGGACCAGACGATCATCGACGCCAATGGCAACAGCGTCGTCATCAAGGCGGGCCGCTACACCTATCCGTACTGGGCCTATGACCTGTTCACCGGCCGGCCGGCGCATACCTACAAGTACGGCGTCATCGTGCTGGAAGAATGGGCGCAGGGCGACCCGGAGGTGAAGCGCACCTCAGCCCCGCTGATCTATGACCGCCGCGTCGGGCTGTATCACTTCCCTGACTTCGACGTCATCATGCTCGGCAACACCGGCAAGGACCGCTCCGGCGAGACCCGTGAGTATGACTTCATCATCAACCGCACGGTGCAGGCGACACTGAAGCCGACGCTCGCCAACTTCCTCGTCGTCGCGCAGGAACTGGGCATGACGCCGCTCACCATGGCGTTCGCCAAGCGCAACGAGCAGGACCTGTTCTATGGCGAGACGCCGAAAGAACAGGGGCCGCATCTCACCCAGCGCTCGCTGCATGCGCTCGACGATATCATCAAGGCAGCGATGGCCGAGGGGCGTGACCTCGACGACCCGCTGGTGTCGGTCGCGGCGGCGGGTGCCGTCGGCTTTGCCGCAGCGCAGATTTACATGGCCTTCGTCAAGGCGCGTCATGAAATCCCGACCATCTCGGAGGTGCTCCGCAACCCCACCGGATGCCGCATCCCCGACAAGCTCGACGTCTTGACGTTCCTTGTCTTTGACCTCGCTGCAAAGACCACCAAGGACAACATCACCGCAATTGCCCAGTACGTTGCCCGGCTGTCGACCGACATGGGGGTCAGCTACTTCAACGCCGCCACGGCGCGCGACGAGGGGCTGATCTTCACCCGTGAGTTCTCGCAGTTCTCGCAAAAGAACATCACCCTGATGTCGGCCGCAGCGCTGCGCAAGGCGACCATGCAGCGCGCTGCCCTCAACTAAGGATCAGACCGATGAACAACCTCGTCACCGCCGCGCCGGCGGCTTCACTGCGCACCTACAAACCAAGCGCCGCCGATGAACGTTACATTGGCGACGGCCTCGGCTACCTCAACATGACGACGCCGTTCTGGGCGTCGATCCTCTACTCGCGGATGGTCGTCGTGTTCACCCATGACGTGCCTTATGCGGCTACCGACTCGCATTACATCTACGTCAACGTGGCTGGCATGCGGGCTGCCGGCTGGACCTTCGAGGAGGTCGCCTTCGTGCTGGCGCACGAGGTCATGCACTACATCCTCGGCCATCTCATCATGTCGGTATACTGGCGCAACGAAAGTCAGATCATCCTGCCCGATGGCACGCTGCTGCCCTATCACGGGCAGCTGATGAACGCCGCCATGGACTTCGTCATCAACGCCGCGCTCGTCGACGGCAAGGTCGGCAAGTTCCCGTCGATCGGCCTCTACGACAAATCGATCAGCGCCAAGGGCATGGAGGGCTGCGTCGAAATCTACGCCAAGCTCTACAAAGAGACACAGGGAGGGGGGAAAGACGCAGGTCAGGGGAAAGGGTTCGACCTGCATCTCGACCCCTCCGCGGAGACCATCGCGGATGAGAAGCAGTCCGGCGACCTGAAAAGGGCGCAGGCGATTGCCACTGCCAAGATGGTCGCCGAGGCGGCGGGCATGGGGGAACTGCCCGCCGCCATCAAACAGCTGATCGGCGATATCCTGGAGCCTAAGGTCTACTGGGGTGACCATCTCAAGGCCACCATGCAGCGCGCCGCCGGCGAGCCGGGACAGGATTGGTCGAAGCTGAATAAGCGCCTGATCAGCCGGCCTGCCCCATGGGGCAAGATCGCCTTCGCCGGTCGCTCGAAGTACGGCTGCGGCACTGTCGTGGTCGGCTACGATACCTCCGGCTCGTGCATCTTTCCCGAGATGCAGCAACGTTTCTTCACCGAGATGAGCGGCATTGTCGCCGACCTCAACCCGGCTGAACTGATCGTTGTCTGGTGCGACGCCACGGTGCAGCGCGTCGATCGTCTCGACGAGCCGACCGACCTTGAGGCACTGCGCATGGAGATCAACGAACTGGGCGGCGCCCCCGGTGGCGGCGGCACCTCGTTCATCCCGGTGTTCGAGTGGATCAGGGAGAACCACGTGCAGCCCGACATGCTGGTCTATCTGACCGACACGCTCGGCCGCTTCCCGACCAGTGAGCCGGACTACCCGGTGATCTGGGCTTCGACCCGCGTCTCGCCACGGGTGCCGTTCGGCACCGTGGTCGAGGTGCCTGAGGCGGAGTGAGCGCTATCATGTGGATCATTGTCTGGACCAAACGCAATGGCGTCGACCGCTATGCCAAGCTGGTGCAGGAGGAAGGCGAGAAGCCATTTCTTGTGCCACGCAACAGGCGCAGCAACGCCACTGAGTTCAAGACCTATGACGAAGCTGAGGATGCAATCCTGAACGACAGCGGATCATATCCGTGGCTCGCGAGGGAAGAATGAAACCGTGGCACGTCGGTGGGTTCGCCGGCATTCGCGAATCACGCGACATGCACAAATCAACATCCTTCGCTTGGGAAATTAATCAGGGCGAAGCAGGAACGAAGAAGGAAAGAATCATGAAATCACCGATGACACCGAGGCTGGAGGCGCTGATGGCAGCGTTCGACATCCTCACCAGCTACCTGCTCGACGAGTGCCCAGACGATGCGAACTGGGAAGATTTCGACGGCGAGGTCGACCACCTGCGCAGTGAGATCGACGACGTTATCCAGAAGGAACAAGCGAAATGACCCACCGTGAGATCAGCCGCGCGTCTGACAGCCTCGACGCTGTGCTGCGCGACATCTTCCGGCTCAAGGAAGAAGAGACCGATCGCCTGATCGAGGCGATCAAGGACCTTGCCGAACAGGTTGCCGACAACGAGATCGATCGGCTGTTCAACAGAGGAGACTACCGATGAGCGACGGACCATGGGAAATGAGCGGCCCTGAAGAGGGCGACACGATCGACGAGACAGTCATCATCTGCAACGCCGATCATGAGAACTACGAGATCATCGAGATCAGTGCTGGAACACTGGGCGAGCGCAAAGCACTTGCCCGCAAGATCGTGAACCTGCTGAACCAGAGCCAAGCGGAGCTAATGATATGAAAGAGTTCGCATTCGATGTGGTGCTCAACGCTGTGGTGCGGGTTCTTGCCAACACCGAATCGGAGGCACGTAAGAAGCTGGCGTGGGTCGATGCTTTCGAGGACCTGCAGATTACCGAGGCAAGCCTTCGTGACGATGGCGAGTTCGGCGTCGTGCTGTTCGAGATTGATGGAGAGGCAGTATGAAAACCGACAAGATCATCACGTGGTTCGCCTACCCGCCAATCCCCGATCGCACACATGACTGGGCGGCGTACCGGGAGAACGACGTCGAGGATGCTGGCCGCTATGGCTGGGGCGTCACCGAACAAGCTGCCATCCGTGACCTGCTCGCACTCGAAGAAGAGGAAGATGACGAATGAACATCGTGGTCATCAAGTTCGAGCAGGGCTGGCGTCTGGTGCGCAACCACAAGCGTATCGAGGCGTGGAAGAACGACAGGCTGCTGAACACCTTCCCGACGTGGATGGAGGCCATCGCCTTCATGGACAGGCTCGAAGATGAGCCGGTGAAGGCCGAGCAACATCAGACAATGCAGTAGGACCAAGCAAATGGGCATCACCAGACGTGAAGCAAATCGCATCGTGAAGATGATCATCAAGAACTACGAGGCCGGCCACAACGACGATACGTTGGCGTGGTTGTTGCAACGGGAGATCGAAGAACTGGGACAAAAGAAATGAGCCATCCGCATTACGCCGTGCTGACCGAGAAGGGCCTGCGCTACGTTCTCGCCAACGCCGAGAACCCGGAGCATATCCAGCATGCCAAGGTCGAACTCAGGCGGCGCGGCCTGAAGATCAACATCAACATCGAACAACAGCATCGTCTGCAGCGTGCACTCGATGGCTATGAGAAGGACCGCTGAAGATGATGCTCGGAGATATGTATGTGCAGGGCAAGCCACCCGGCAAGCTGGTCAAGGCGCTCAGCGTGGTCGCCTCGACCCTGCATCAGGAGTACGACAGGCTCGACTGGTTGCTGGCCGGCAAGTCGAAGGAATCCTGCGTGCTGGCATCGCTGACGGTCAGGGATTTCTTCCGCAGGATTGGCTTCACCGATGTGCAGATGACGCCGGTCTACCTCGCCATCGAGGCGGTCGACAAGGACGGCAAGTTCATTCACTCGGTGGGCGTCGGCGATCACATTGCCGCCGGCCAGGCACCCGCCAAGGGCGACGGCTGGGACGGCCACGTCTGTGTCCGCATCCCCAAGCTCAGCTATCTGGTGGATACCACGGTATACCAGACGATCCGGCCGCAGTGGCATGATCTACCGGGCATGTTCGCCATGCCATACGCGCGTGAGCCTGAGCAGAAGGTGCTCGGGATGACGCCGATGGCGGGCATCACAAGGGCTAACGGCAATGGCGACCGGATGAAGATCGTCTGGCTCGATCAGCCCGCCAACGAAAGCTGGCGCAAGGCACCCGACCGGCAGATCGAACGCCGGCAGGACGTCGTCAAGACAATGGTGAAACGATTTGGAAACTGGAAGGACCGCTGAAATGAAAAGCTGGAAACCCGCAATTAAAACCGTAGGCTCTGACAAATGGGGCCTCAATGGTCTCGCCTTCGCCACTGAGAAGGAAGCCCAAGACTGGGGCTTTGACCTGCTCATGCGCTGGTCTGGGGCCGAGGATCATGAAGCCCAAGAGTCGGATGACCCCGTCAGCCATACCTACATCGACGGCAAGCTGGAGGCTGTGAAATGAAACCGCAGGTGTTCTATCCCGGCAAGACCCTCGACAGGGTGGAGGTTGGGACCTACTCGGTCGAGCTGAAGAAGCTCGGCCGGCTGGAGGACGAGGCTGAGCATTGGTACATCGAAATCCAGAATCGTTATCGCCGCATTGGCAATAATGTTTTCAAGGATTCGGAGGAGGCGCGGAACGCCTTCGACTTCGCCAAGCAGCGCGTCATCATCCAGACGGCGTGCGACGCAATGGGCGTTGGTAGGGGAGGGACGGCCGCTATCACGATGAAAAATGTAACACAACGTACCGAGTCAAACGTTGTTTAAACAAATTTGCTTGACGCTACATTTAGCGCTTGACGCAACAAATGAAGCTGTCGTAACAAATAAAAACGCCGGGTCGGCAGCGAACCAAATCCCGGCGTTTTCTGTAACCCTTAATCGGCCAAAGGCCGGAAAGGTATCTCATATATGTTAGCTCAAGCTCCAAAGTCCAGTGCCGTCGTCGAGATTGAACGTCTCGGCTTCAAATGGCAGGACGAACCGCAGTTCGAACTCGGCAAGCTCTCGACCGACAGGCGAGTCCAAGTCAGAGAATCCGAACATTACGCGCCCAAGGCTCAGGTCGCCCAGTACGCGGTGCAGATGAAGGAAACGGTGTTTCCTCCAATCATCGTCACTGCCAATGACTGGCTGGTCGACGGCAACACCCGTGTCGGCGGTTATGAAGTGAACAAGGTCAAGTTCGGCCATGCCCTCGTGCTGGATGTCGAATATGGCAAGTCGGCCAAGGTCGACGCCGACCTGCATGCCCTTGCCGCTACCCTCAACCAGCAGGGTGGGCAGCGTCTCACTCCGGCGGAAGCCCGCAGTGTCGCCGTGACACTGGTCGAGCGTGGCTGGAAGAATGACGCCATCGGCCGCGCCACCGGCGTTAAACACGGTGTCGTCAACAACATCCGCCGCGAGATCGCGGCGCATGAGAAGTTCGCCAAGGTGGGCTTCAAGGACGCCAAGAAGCTCGGGCCGTCAGCACTGCGCACGTTCGGCATGGAGCCGCAGATCAGCCTCAACGACGTGCCGTTCAAGAAGCTCGTCGAACTCTCGGTCGACGCCAACCTCGGTCCTGCCGAGGTCAGGGAGCTTGCAGGTGAGATGAAGAAGACCGGCTCCGACGCCGGCATGATCACCTTCATCGACAACAAGCGCGCTGAGATGAGCGAGCGTATCCGCGAGCATGGCCTGATGGGCAACGGCAAGCCGCCGGCATCCAGCCAGCTGCGCCGCCATCTCGGCTACATCAACGCCCATGCCGCAATTCCGTCGGTGCTGGTCGAGCGTTCTCCTGCGGCCATGGAAGAGCATCTGAGGGCCTGCCAAGAGGCAGTGCAGGTGCTCACCACGGTCATCACAGCGCAGGAGAAGCTGATCAATGACTAACCCGGCTAAGGTGAACTACGCACTGGCGATTGACAGTGCCGTGGTTTACGTAGCCCTCGCTCTCGACAAGGCCGCTGGTGTGGCCTTGTCAGTCGAGGAGCTTGCAAAAGACTACAAGCATCCCGTTCCCTCCGACCTGACGCGCATCAAGATGCACGAAGGGATGACGGAGGACGGCGAAGCCATTGAGTGGATGATCCGCCGTGCGCTCGCCTATCTCGGCGACGGTGTCGAACATATCGACGGGTTGGTCATCATCCGCAATGGCTACAGGTTCGAGGACCTCAGGCTGCACGGCAAGAAGTTGCATCGTCCAGGCCCCGACATCCATGAGAAGCTGCGCGATCCGTTCAACCCGATGACCGGCATCTTCTCCAAGAACACCCGCGAACATCTGACCGAGGCCGGCAAGGACCCGGCATGGGAGGAGCTGCGCGAATCATTGGCGACGTTCGGATGGGTGCCGGAATTCCCGGCGCTGGTCGACGAGCGTGGCGTCGTGCTGGTCGGCAGCCGACGTCTGGCGCTTGCCAAGGAGCTGGGCATCCAGCCGGTCAAGCAGGTGCTGCATATCGGCATCGGTGACGCCGCCGACGCCCGCCGGCTGAAGATCGCCATTGCCTCCAACATCGGCGGCAAGAAGCTGTCGCCGAACGACCGCAAGCGCATTGCTGCGTACCTGTATCAGGACAACAACTGGTCGCAGGAAAGTATCGGCAAGGCGTTAGACATAAGCCAGCCACAGGTTAGTCTGGACCTGAAAGAATTATTAGTCACTAATAATTCAAAACGACCTAAAGTGGGTCGTCCGAGGAAGCATAACCCGCAGGAAGTTGACACCAGACTTAAGCCGCTGTTCGACGCTGGCATGTCGCGGACCAAGGTTGCCGTGGAATCCGGCCTGCCGGAACGCGCCGTGCGTGACGCGCAGGAGCGCTATCATGTGCGGCAGGAAGTGCAACAGGCGCCGATCGTCGCAGGCGAAGTGGACATACATTTCTGCACCTGCCCGGTGTGCGGACATAGGCATCAGAAACATTAGGGAGACCCGGGTTTTGAGGGCGAGCGGCCAGCCCAATAACGACAAGCCGACCTCCCTTGGTCTCCCGCCGCACATGTGCGGTCCATATGTGGAGGGTCAAGGTCGGCAAGGCTAGGGAAGTGCATGTTTCCTTTCGTTGGCGGGAGAGGAGGGTTGCAGCCCTCCTCTCTTTCCCGTAACACAACCGCTCTTAACGCGAAAGCCAGTCATGATCTATTGCCCGTACTGCCAGACCGACCTCGCATCGCTGCACCATGAAATTTGCAGCAATGCAAAGTTGGAAAACCTCGACAACGAAAAAATCTGCACCATCGTCATGTGCACCGAATGCGGTGAGCCGCTGATCGTGCGGAGCTATGATTTTCGCAAGCCGACGGCCGATGAGCATGTCGGTATGGTGCTGAACGGCCGTCTGCGCGAAGCACGCGACGCCTTCATCCACATGAAGGAGAACGGTCCGATCATCTCCTTCCTGTGGAAGCAGTACCACGGCGAACTTCTCGGAAAGAGCTTGACGACGAGGGTGCTGAACACCGACCACAAGCTCTATATCGCGGCGCAGGACATCTTCTTTGCTGGGACGGCAGTGCTGGTCGCCTTCGTCAAGGACACCATCAATAGCGACCCTGAAAAGTTCGTCAGCCGCATGATGCTGATCGAAGCGGAGCTGAAGGCTTACGAAGAATATTCACGTGAACCAAGGGAGAAAGTAGCAGAATGAACATCGAAAACATGGATAAGGAACTCAACGCCGAGTTGGACAAGAACCTGAATCTGAAAGGCCAGGGCAACACTCTCGGCAGTACCAAGCCAATCTCCTCGACCAGCACACCGGCGATGGCGAAGGCGACTACCATCGTCAAGCTCAACCAGACCATCGAGGACCTGCAGCAGAACATCGAGGAATTGCAGGCGATGATCCGCGTCGTCGAGGAAATCAAGAAGCGGCTCGTCTAAACCGCATTAAATGCCATCTACCCTTTGAGACACTCCAACCAACAGAAGGACCACTGACATGACACCATCCACCGAGGCGTGGCTCGCTGAAGCCCGCCGCTACGCCCACCACATCTACTGCTACGAAGGGCTGATCGACGATCACGGCGAGCGTGCCGAGGCGGCCGCCATGGCCGGCGAGGACGTCTACGAATTCGTTGAGGCAATCGGCGAGCGTTACGACCTCGATCGTGCCGACCAGAACTGGGGCATTCACCAGAACGTCCCGTTCGAAAAGCGGCTGGTGTGGCGCTGAGCCGCACCTCGTACTATTGTCCGCCGTGTACCAATCTCACCGGAGGAACCGACATGGCAGAAGCTGCCCCTGCAACTGAAACCCCCGTATGGGAGCCGCCAGCAGGCGATCAGGAGTTTGAATTCAAGGACATCCAGTCGGCCCCGGCATGGATCGACAAGAACTGGGCTTCATACGACCGTGGCCCGGCCTTGGCGCTGCCCGCTGGTGACCTGTTCGGTACTGGCCCATACCACACCAAGATCGCCCGTGTGGGCGACACGGTGTTCTTCAAGGCAGCGACCGCATCAAAGCCGGCGCATTTCGAAGTCATCGAAGGCGAGCCATCGCCGGAAAATTCGACGATCAAGATTCCGCAGGTCACCAATGCCAGCCTTGAGGACATGCTGAAGACCGGCACCATGACACCGGATGAACTCGGCCCGGATGCCAAGGCGCAGGTCGCAGGGCGTTCGCCTGGCATGGCCAAGCTGGTCGAGGAAGGCAAGGGCGCGCCCGAGCCGATCGCCGTCACTGATCTCGTAAAGACCAGTTAGCACTATCATTTGTGTTACGCTGGATTTTTCGATTCTACAAAATTTTGGAATCGGGCGAATCCGGCTCGAAAAAATCCCGGCGCGCGAATTTTTGAGGGGGCAAGCAGCGCGCCGGGGCAAATGAGGGATGACGGGTAATCGGTGCTACTCCCGTCCTGCCGGCGATCATACAAGGTTTTCGCTGCTCATAAAAGGAAGCGGGGCGGCGACGGTTAGATACCTTGTGTCACCGAGGGAACCACAACGCCACCGCCCCTAGTCGATGGACAGGTCCATCGGCACTGCGTAACATAATTAAACCAACACAAAAAACAAGTGGGCCTGAAATGAAGAGACTTTTCCTCGACTTCGAGAGCTTCTGGTCGGATGACTTCACGCTCAAGAAGCTCACCCCGATCGAATACATCAACGACCCGCGCTTCGAGGCGCTGGGCTGTGCCTTCGTCGACGAGGCTGGCGCCAAGGTATGGGTCGACGGCCCTGATCTTCCCGGCTTCTTCGAGACCATCGACTGGCCCAACGTCATGGCGATCTCGCACAATGCGCTGTTCGACATGGTTATCCTGTCGTCCCGTTACGGCATCGTGCCGGGCATGTACGGAGACACCTTGTCGATGGCGCGCAACTGGCTCAGCCACGAACTGAAATCGCTGTCCCTGGCCTCGCTTTGCCAGCGCTACGGCATGCCGGCGAAGATGGACACCGTCCACAAGACCAAAGGGCTGTGCCTGGCGGCGATCATGGAACAGCCAAGCCTCTACGAAGAGGTCAAGCAGTACGCCATCGACGATGCCATAAAGTGCCGCCGACTGTTCGACAACATGCGTGGCGAAGGCTTTCCCGAGAGCGAGCTTGAGACCATCGACATGGTCATCCGCATGGCGACTGAGCCACGGTTCCAGCTCGACGGCATGGTGCTGGCCGAACATCTGGCGGCGGTCAAGGCAAACAAGCAGGCGCTGCTCGACGCCGCGCAAATCCACAAGGACGACATCCATGTGGTGATGAGCGACCGGCATCTGGCGACCATGCTGGGGCAACTGAACGCCCCGATCCCGCTGAAAATATCGAAGACCACGGGCAAGCGGGCATGGGCATTCGCCAAGACCGACAAGGAATTCCAGGCACTGCTCGAACACGACAACCCGCTGGTGCAGGCGCTGGTCGCCGCAAGGCTGGGCGTAAAGTCGACGCTGGAGGAGACCCGCACCGAACGACTGCTGTCGATTGGCAATGTCGTCGACGCAATGCCGGTGCCGCTCAGATATTCCGGCGCCCATACACACCGCTTCAGCGGTGACTGGAACATCAACCTGCAGAACCTGCCGCGCGGGGGCGAACTCCGGCGTGCATTTCGCGCGCCGGAGGGGGAACTGGTGGTGGCTGTTGACGCCTCTCAGATCGAGGCGCGCTTCAACGCCACCATCAGTGGGCAGGACGACCTCGTCGAGGCTTTCCGCAGGGGCGAGGATATCTACTGCGTCTTTGCCGAGGGTCTTTACTATTACCCGGTCAACAAAGAGGACAACCCGGTCGAGCGCTTCGTCGGCAAGACTGCCATCCTGTCGTTGGGCTACGCATCCTCGTGGCCGGTGTTCCAGAACATGTGCAGGGTACAGGGCAACGTGAAGCTGGAGGACATCGAGGCGGCACGCGCCGTCGAGCTGTACCGGAACATGTTTCCGTACATCGTCAGCAACTGGTCCTTTGCGCAGAAAAATATCCTGCCGATCCTCGCCAGCAACGCAGGTAGCAGCCTGCAGTGGGGGCCGATCGAAGCCACGGGCGGATCGTTGCTGCTGCCGAATGGCAACAGGCTCCGCTACAAGAACCTCGGCTACGCGACCGATGCCGAGGGCAAGTCCGGCTGGACCTTCATGCGCGGCGAGAGACCGCACCGAATCTACGGCGCCAAGATCGTCGAGAATGTCGTTCAGGCGCTCGCCTTCATCCACATCATGGAGACAGCCAAGCGTGTGAAACATCTCACACACGGGTTGCTGATGCCCAAGCATCAGGTGCACGACGAGCTGATCTACATCGTCCCTGAGTCGAGCGCCGAGATGGCGAAGAAGCTGGTGGTGCGTGAGATGTCACGCCCTCCGGAGTGGATGCCCGACGCACCGCTGGCCGCCGAGGGACATATCGGCAGGACATACTATGATGCGAAGTAACCCTGGAGTGGTCCAGAGCACAGCCGCGGCGGCAACGGGTGGGCAGGTTGTTCCTGCAACAAGGTCTGGTTCGGGTTTCCAGGGTCAGCCGAGAGGCTTCATTTCCCCGTGAAACCAGACAAGCCGTCACCAATCCAAGGAGGATCACATGGCCTTTGAAATCCAGAGCAAGCTGCGTGAACAGAAAGCGATGGGTGGTTTGCCCAGCAACTGGAAGGTCGAGTTCGTCGAGATGCATGAGCACGACGGGCACATGCATTCGCACTTCGTGCATGTCGATTTCGTCGGCGAGCACCACGATCAGGCCAGCGCTCAGGCACTGGCCGACAAGCTGCTGAAGGCGCTCAACGATGAATGAGGAGAGACCCATAGCGGCTGGTAAGTGTTGCCGCTGTGGCTGTCGCATCTGGCTGACGCCGACGCACTACTTTGCTGCGATGGAGGGCCGGTCGAGGATTACCTTCCATTGTGGTTATGGTCACCCGCAGCACTTCTGCGACGAGGACGACGAGATCACCAAGATGAGGCGCGAGCGCGACCGGCTGAAACAGCAGATGGCCGAGCGGGACGACCGCATCCAGAGGCTGATCAAGCTGGCTAACGACGCCGAAGCGACGACCCGCAAGGTGAAAGCCGAGAAGGCGAAGCTGACCAAGCGTGCGTCGGCAGGAACATGTCCTGTTTGCAACCGCACCTTTTCACAGATGGCACGGCACATGCAGACACAGCACAAGGAGTTCGTATGCGAAGCGGCAGCAACAACCCAGCGCTGGTGAGGGCAGCGTGAAATACATCCTAGGTTCAAGGAAAGTCTATGATCGAATGGAAGAAATGCTCATGAGCGATGAGATTGCACGGCTGCGTGAGGCACTGGAGAGTATCGTGCAGTGGAGCGAGGCTTACCCGCTCGACATCTTCCACGAGCCGACCAAGGATGAGTGGAAAAAGGCGCATGAACTACTGACGGCTAACGGCATGACGATGGATGCCTTCGCGTCCAGCTGCATGCGGCATGTCATCAAGGGCGTTGAGAAGATCGCTCGTGACGCTCTCAAGGAGGGCGAAGCATGACCGACATCATGGAGCGGATAAACAACGCTGTGTATGTCGTCAGCGTCGTCGAGAAAAATAAGACTTTGATTGCGGCCAAGCACGAGATCGAGCGGCTGCGGGCCATCATCAACCAATACGGCATGGACACCCGCAATGTGCCAATAGCGGAGCATATGCGGTTCGTCGCTGAGCAGCTTGAGATCGAGCGGCTGACGTTGCAGGACGTTCCCGTAACGCAAATGCGGGAAGCCGCACGGGCATGGCGTGATCACAGCAGGGGCTATCGAAGTCTGCATGACCGCATTGATGAGTTCATCAATGAGATCGAGCAGTTGCGGGCTACTGTGGTGGTCCTCGCCGATAAAGTGCACGTCCACCTCCTACCGGATGGGACCTACACGGCAGTGGCAGCAGGGCCGCCGCATCCAGTAAAGGATCATGGATATGAGTAAGCCGTTCTCGTGGTCATGGTCACGCCTGAAGAACTGGCGCACCTGCCCGAAGCGCTTCTATGAAATCGACGTCGCCAAGAACTATGTCGAGCCGGAGGCCGGCGCGCTGAAGTGGGGGCACGAAGTGCACGAGGCACTGGCGAACCGTATCGCCAAGGGCGCACCGTTGCCGGAATCCATGCGGGACTACGACGTTTGGCCCCAGAAAATGATCGCTCTGGGCAAGGCCGGCACCAGGATGCTGGTTGAAAACAAGCTGGCGATGTCACAGGAGTTCACCCCCACCAGGTTCTTCGACGCCGATACATGGTTCCGCGGCGTCGTCGACGTGCTTGGCATCGGCAACGAGACGGCGATCAGCCTGGACTGGAAGACTGGCGGAAAAATCTCTCCGGAGTTCGAGCAGCTGGGTCTCTCTGCGCAGCTGATCTTTGCCAACTACCCGAAGGTCAACGAGGTGCAGACGGCTTACATCTGGCTCGGCCACACCGATGACAACGGCAAGGTGCTGACCACCAAGGAGACCTACAGGCGGGAGAATATGGTGCCACTGTGGAACGAGCTGTGGCCGGAAATCAATCAGATGACCGAGGCCCACCGTACCGTTACCTACCCACCGAATCCGTCCGGCCTGTGCAAGCGGCACTGTCCGGTGGTGAGCTGCCCGTACCATGGGAAGGGATCACGGTAATGCGCGGCCATAACAGAATCGCTGTCCAGAATGCGCTGATACTAGATCATCTGAGGACGCGACCGATCACCCCCATCGAGGCGCTGCGTCTCTATGGCTGCTTCAGGCTGGGTGCCCGCATTTTCGATCTGCGTCAGATGGGGCACGAGATACTTACCACCAGGGTAATCAACGATTACGGCAATCCCTACGCCGAGTACCACTTGCTCAGACTGGCACCAAGAGAGGCCGCCTGATGATCAAAAAAATCGATCCTCTGGAAATCCACTCGACCGAGATGAGCACCATTCGAATGCAGCATGGCGAGCAACACCTCACCATCTGGTTCACCGGCCCGAAAGGCGGTCACAGAGCGATGGTGCGGCTCGACCGGGTCGAGTCGGAGAAGTTGCTCAGAGCGCTCGCCCGTGCCTGCGCAGCCCTGGAGGAAGCAGCGACCGCGGCCGTCTATGCCGATGCCTTCCGGCGTCGTGCGAAGGTACCTAACCGTAAGAAGGGGAGAAAAAAGATAAATAAAAAACCCCTCTTGACACTTGTGACCTCGTAACACAAATGATATACAAATGATGACCCCTGAAGGCAGAGCGAAAGCGAAGGTCAGGGCGATCCTGTCGAAGTACCCAAGCATGTACACGTACTGGCCGGTACCGTCGGGATTTGGAAGGACGACCATCGATGTCATCGGTTGCTACCGGGGACATTTCTTTGCGGTCGAGGTGAAGGGCGAAGGCAAGAAGCCGACCCTGCGCCAGACCCAGGAACTTGCCTCCATGGCAAAGGCCATGGGGAAAACATTCGTCATCGTCGGGGACAGCGACCCGGCGCTTGGTGATCTTCAACGCTGGCTGGACAACCTAACAGAGACCATAAGAGATGATGTTCATATCCCACCAGACACGGTCCGTCGTCGTCCCATTTGAGGCGCGGCTCGGCGCACTGTTTCCGCACGGGAAAAGGTTCAGTTGGGAAGGCAATGATCTGATCGCGGTGCCGCATGGCATCGACGAGACGAAGCTATTGCGCAACCTCGACATGCCTGTACCCGCACCGATAACGGAGCACTACGCATTCCCATCCGCAGACGGAAAGCGACCATTTGCCAAGCAGGTACTTACGGCAGCAGAGATGGTCATGAACCCCCACAACTATGTCCTCAATGGAATGGGGACCGGCAAGACCAAGGCCTGCCTCTGGGCATATGACTATCTCCGGAGCGAAGGCAAGGTGCGGCGCATGCTGACGGTGGCGCCGCTGTCGACGCTGGACTTTACGTGGAAAAGGGAGGTCTTCCATACGCTGCCTCATCTCAAGGTGGTCGTGCTGTCGGGCAGTGCCGATCGCCGCCGCAAGCTGCTGGCTTCAGATGCTGACATCTACATCATCAACCACGACGGCGTGAAGGTCATCTTCAAGGAGCTTGAGCAGCGTCTCGACATCGATGTCATCTGCTTCGACGAGGCCGCGGCCTACAGGAATGCCAGGGCGCAGCGCTCCAAGATTGCCCGCAAGCTCTGCGAGCGGCGCAAGTACATCTGGGGCATGACCGGCTCACCGACGCCGTCTGCGCCCACCGATGCGTTCGGTCTGGCGTGGCTGGTGACACCCGAGACAGCGCCGCGTTCATTCGTGCAGTTCCGTCAGGACACCATGATCAATGTCTCGCAGTTCCGCTGGGTGCCGCGCAAGGATGCCCACGAGACGGTGGCGAAGGTGCTGCAGCCGGCCACCCGCTTCACCCTCGATGAGATCGTCGAACTGCCGCCGGTGATCTATCGCGACATCGAGGTGCCAATAGGCGCCCGTCAGCAGAAGGTCTACGACGCGCTCAAGGAGCACGCCTCTGCCCTGCTAAAAGAGGGCACGATCACCGCTGCCAATGGTGGCGTGGTGTTCACCAAGCTGCTCCAGGCATCGATCGGCTGGGTCTATGGCGACGAGGATCGCAAGGTCTTTGCGCTGGATAATCATGACCGCATCGACGCGCTGGTTGACATCATCCAGTCAGCCGAACGCAAGGTCATTGTGTTCAGCCCGTTCAAGTCGGCGACCGCCGGCATCGACTTTGCGCTGTCGCCCAGCCAGGCCAACATCGAGCATGCCAATGTCACCGGCGATACCTCCGCCAAGGAGCGCGCGGAAATCTTTTCACTATTCCAGAATACCGAGAAATATCGGGTCCTTAACGCGCATCCTGAATGCATGAGCCACGGGCTGACGCTGACTGCGGCCGATACCATCGTGTGGTTCGGGCCGGTGACCAAACTGGAAACATTCGAACAGGCCAACGCCCGCATCACGCGGGTCGGCCAGGCCCACAAGCAGCAGGTGATCAAGCTGATCGGCACGCCGGTCGAACGCATGGTCTACCGCAAGCTGGAGGCCAAACAGGAACTGCAGGCATCGGTGCTCGACCTGCTCGCTGAACTGACGAGGGGATAATGGCGAAGCGATCCAACTTTCCCCGCCGCAAGGCGGACGCATACCAGACGTTTGACCCGGCCGCAGTACGAACACTGTGGCCGCACCTCAAGCGCGCCCGCATCCGGACCTTTGCCGAGCCATGCTGTGGCGAAGGACATCTAGTACGGTCCCTCGTCAGGATGGGGCTTACCTGTGTATGCGCATCCGATATTACGAGCGAACCTGACGGCACTGATGCACTGAAGATTACCAAGTTCATCAACCATGCCGATGCGGTTATCACCAACCCGCCTTGGACGCGTGCGCTGCTGCACCCGATGATCATGCACTTCCAGAAGCTAGCTCCATGCGTATGGCTGCTGTTCGATGCCGACTGGGCCTTCAACAAGGCAGCTGGTCCCTACCTTGACCAGTGCTCAGACATCGTCGCCGTTGGCCGCATCCGCTGGATCGAGGGCACTACACAGACCGGTAAGGACAACGTTGCCTGGTACCGCTTCGACACCCGTCATTCCGGCGGGCCGAAATTTCACGGGAGAAACAAATGACCACTGACATGAAGCCAACCGAGCTGGTGACCGAGTTCATCAGGCTCAGAGACGAGAAGAAACGCTTCGAAGAGATCGCCGCTGCCAAGTGCCTGGAGCTGTATGGCGCCCGCATGGACGAGATCGAAGGGCAGCTGCTCGACATGCTGAACACGCTGGGCGTCGAGTCGATCACCGGCAAGAACGGCACTGCCTACAAGAAGGTATCAACGTCGGTGACGATTGCCGACGCACGCGAATTCCGCCGCCATGTCATCGGCACCGAGGCGTGGGACCTCGCCGACTGGCGGGCCAACAAGACAGTCATCAACGACATGGTTGAGCAGGGGCAGGAAGTTCCGCCCGGTGTCAACCGCGCAACATTTCTCACCGTAGGAATCAGGAGGAAATAATGAAGGAATATGGAATTCAAATATTCCTAGAGATTAAAGCAGATGAACCTGAAAAAGCGGCTGAAACCATAGCAGCGCTGATTCGCAACGGAGGTTTAATTATCAACGAAATTACTGTGAACGATGTCGATGGTGGCATTGGTCACTTCGTTGAACTTGATAACGAAGGGAAAGCAAAATGACCAACAACATCGTACCCATCAGCCAGCAGATCAACAGCATCAGCCAGTCCATGCGCGAACGCATGAAGGCGCTAAGCAATCAGGCGTTCACCTCGAACGTCTCCACCTCATACCCGCTGCTCTCCATCAGGGGCAAGGAGTTCACCTTCCGTCTGCCCGACGGCCGCTCGCAGCGGCACGAGCAGAACGGCTTCGCCATGCCGTTTCTCGACGTGGTGCTGGTCGAAGGCTCACCGCTTTTGTCGAAGACCTATTATGAGAAGGGCTTCGATCCGAACGAATTCACCCGACCGGACTGCTGGTCGCTGGATTCCGTGAAGCCCGACCCGTCGTCGCCGAAACTCCAGGCGCCAACCTGCGCGATGTGTCCGCAGAACATGTTCGGCTCTCGGGTAACGCCGGCCGGCAAGAAGGCCAAGGCCTGCTCGGACTACCGCCGCGTGGTGGTACTTCTGCCGCACCAGATCGGTTCCGATCAGGCGACGCCAATGGCGCTGCGGGTGCCGCAGTCGTCGCTGAAGAACCTCAAGGCGCATGGCGACCTGCTCGCCAATTACGGCGTCAACGTGAAGGCCTGCATCACTCGCCTGTCGTTCACCAACGAGGCGTTCCCACAACTGCTGTTCACCTATGTCAACATCCTGACCGAGCCGCAGTGGGACTGGGTGGCAGCGCTGTCGCAGTCGACGCTGGTGCAGGGCATGGTGAACACGCCCGACTTCGAGAATGCCACCTCGACCCCGGATCAGCAGACGCCGGGCGCCAACAAGCCACTGCAGCCATTGCCGGCCGCACCGGTGCCGGAGGCATTCAGCAAGCTGATGGAAACCGAGGAGGCTGAGGTCGAAGAGGAGGACGAGGCGCCTGCGTCACACGTGAAACCGTCACTCAGCCAGCCGATCCAGCCTAGTCCGATGCCATCGTTGCATGTGGTGCCGACAGCCGGCCTCATCGCGCTGCCTGACGGCACCTACTTCAACCCGGCGACCGGTGAGTATGTCGACGCCCCGGCACCCAAGGTGGAGATGCCGGAGCTGGACCCCGACACCATCACGTTGCCCGATAACCGCTACTACAACCAGCGGCTGGGGGCGTTCGTCACCGGGCCGGAGAAAACGGCGGTGCCAGTGCAGGGGGTGACGGTCATCAAGGCGAAGCCACCGAAGCCCAGGACCACCAAGCCCAAGCCAGAGGCGGAAGCCGCGCAGGCGGCCCCCGCTGAGGTCGTGGCAGCGGCTCCGGCGCCGATCGAGGACGCCCCGAAACCGGATAAAAACAATGGTGTCAAGCCAGCTCCGGCAGCCCTCGATGACGTGCTGCGAGAAGTGATGAAAGAGTAACACAATTCAAATTGCCAAGGGGATCGGGGAAGGCCATTGTGCTTTCCCGGTCCTGCCTCTGTGTCACCGAGGGAAATCATGTTCACCGTTGAAGAACAAAAAGAGATTCAATTATTTCTGGCGCTTTTGTTTCCGTGGGATGACGGCAACAAGGACCTCTGGAAGAGCGTCTCGTGGACTTTCGTTGGCAAAGAGGGCGACCTCAAGTTCGCCAGCTATGCTGCGCAATCGATGGCGGACGTCTGCCACCTGATCGAGACCCGCACCAAACGGCCGTCGGCTAATCTCTACGTGGCGCTCGGCACCCAGCGCGCAGCGATTTCCGAGACCAAATCTGTCGACGGTTACCCCAAGGCCAGCCGCACCCAGAAGAACATCGTCTCCTTCAAGTCGCTGTTCCTCGACATCGATGTCGGCAAGGAAGGCGCCTATGCCACGACCGGCGACGCCCGCCATGCGCTGGAGCAGTTCTGCCAGCAGGTCGGGTTGCCGGAGCCGACCATGCTGGTGCTGTCAGGCAGCGGCGGACTGCACGTCTACTGGTGTTTCGACAAGCCGGTGCCAGTCGAGAACTGGCGCCCGCTGGCCGGCGCGCTGCAGGCGGCAGGCCTCCACCACAAACTGAAGTTCGACCCGCAGGTGACGATTGACACGGCGCGAATCCTGCGTGTCCCCAACACCTTCAATCACAAGACAACTCCGCCGACCAAGGTCCAGCTCATCCGCGAGCCAGGCCACAGCTTCCCGCGCTATGGCTACCAGCAGATGGTCAGCGCGCTGTCGGTGTTCCTGAACAAGGACCCGGCGCACAAATACATCCCCGCCGCGAACACCTCGAAGCTGAACAGCAACTTCACTTCCGGCATGGAGCAGAACCAGGCGCCGCCGGTCGACATCGACGACGTCGCCGCCAACTGCCCGGCACTCGACGACATCCTGGCGCGCGGTGGCAACGGCGACAGTGAGCCGCTGTGGAACCTGGCGCTGTATGCTGCTTCGTTCACCACCGACCCGCATGACGCAGCCCGCCGGCTCTCCGATCAGGACCCGCGCTACACCAAGGACGCCACCGACAAGAAACTTGTCGAGAAGATCACTGCCCGCGCGAATAATCCCCAGGCAGGCTGGCCGACCTGCCAGTCATTCTCGACGCTGACACCAGCCTGCGCCACCTGCCCGCTGTTCGCTCAGGGCAAGACACCGTTCCATCATGCCCGTCGGCCACAGCCGGCGTCGCCGCAGCAGTTCATGGCGTCCAGCAACGATGCGCTGATGCCGGAGGGGTACTGGCGCAACAAGGACCACCACGTCTTCACCAGCAAGTTCGACAAGCAGGGCAACCCGTATACCGTTGAGGTAATCAACTACCCGATCCACGATGGTGGCATCGACGATACGGACGAAGGCAGGCTGCTCTATGAGACATCGATCTCCAGCAGCAGGAAATGGCGTGAGATCAATGTCAGCGCCAATATGCAAATAGCCCAGATCGGAGGAGCGCTGGCGCGCAACAACGGTCTCTACATCAACACGGACAACCACAAACACGCGAGGGATTTTTTCGTGTCCTGGGTCGCACATCTTCAGAGCATCAAGCGCTACGCCAATCAGAGCGCCTATGGCTGGTCGGCCGATGGCAAGTCGTTCGCCTTCGACGATCAGCTGTTCCGCGACAACGGGGACACAGAGATGGTCTACCGCGGGCGTCGCCACAATGCGAGCTTCATGCCGGTCGGCACGATCAAGCCATGGCAGAACGCCATGCCGCTGGTCTACGGCAACATGCCGCTGGAAGTCACGGTGGCGACAGCCTTCGCTGCCCCGCTGGTCGAGCTGCTCGGCGCTTATTCGCTGGTCGTGTCGCTCTATTCACACCTGTCGGGGATCGGCAAGTCGACCGCCATGATGCTGGCGCAGTCGGTGTGGGGACATCCACGCTCCGGCATGTCGACGCTCGATGACACCACCAATGCGATGATGAAGAAGATCGGCGACTTGAAAAACCTGCCGGTATACTGGGACGAGCTGCGTACCAGAGACCAGCTGGAGAAGGTGATCGACATCGTCTTCCAGGTCACGCAGGGCAAGGGCAAGGCGCGGATGAACCGCGACACTTCACTGGCTGAAATATCGACTTTCACCACCATGTTCGTCGTCGCCTCCAACCATGGCGTTGGCGATACCGTATACAACCAGACTGAGTCGACATCGGCAGGTGGCGTGCGGGTGTTCGAGATCGAAGCTATAGCGCTGACCCCAACCATGCCTGACTATGCAGCGCGGCAGCTGCTGATCCCGCTACAGCACAATTACGGTGTCGCCGGCGCGACTTACGCCAAGTGGCTGGCGCTGAACCGCAATGTCGTCGAGGCTGCACTGGAGAAAGTTTCCAAGGAGCTGGAAGCAAAGCATAAGTTCGAGGCCAGGGAGCGCTTCTGGTCGATGACCATGGCGTCCATCATCGTTGGCGCCGGGCTTGCCAACTACATCGGCCTCACCCGCTTCGACATCTCTAGCATCAAGCAGTACCTCGACGTTGCGCTTGATCGACTGCGCGGCGGAATGAAGCTGCAGGATTATGCCACCATGACGACAACACAGGATGTCGTCAGCCTGATGCATGAGATGCTACTCGACGCCCGCAACAAGGGACTGATCATCACCGAAACGATCCCTTACAGCAGTGCCGGCAGGCCGGTACCCATGACCCTGGTCGATACCGACATGTCAAAGATCAACGACCCTTGGCTGTGGGTGGGGCAGAAGGACGGTAAGATCAGAGCGCGTGTACGACCATTCAAAGACTGGCTGAGAAAGCGTCATCTCAATCCGGACCAGATCATCGCCGCGCTACGGGGTCATTACCACGTCTACCAGTCGAAGCAGACGATCGGCACCGGAGTGGTTGGGCTGGATGCACTGGCGAAGTTCGGCCGTTATGCCTGCTATGACTTCACGCCGTTGCCTACCGCTTCTTCTCCCAGCCCCGGTTCCGATGCACCGAACTGATCGCCAGGTTGCCCTTGCCGTTGCTGCCGCCGTGACGGATCGCCTTCTTGTGGTGAACGTCCTTGCCTGCGAGGGCTGCCTTACCGTGGGTCTTCACCATCTCTGCACGGGCCGAGTTGCGTTTCGCGCGCTTGGCGATCTCGGCCGGCTTGCCATGGAAGCGAGCGTACTCCTCTCCGTAGTCCCGTGGCTTGGTCATCTAGTTCTCCTTTCGCCAGAGGTAGAGCGGTGAGTTTTCTCCAGCCCAGCAACCTAATGTGTTGAACGAGAAGAACTCCTCGGCTTCCTCCTTACTCATGCCGTCACGATCCATCAGTATCTGGATACACTTCGCGGCATCATAGACGACCAGTACAGGCTGACCGCAGCGCTCGGCGATGCCGACAATGGCATCTTCGTAGCCGTCGGCCAGCAACGCTTCCGGATTGTATTCGGCAATCCAGTCACGGGTTTCATCCATCACTGCACCCTTATCTGCGGGAAGCCAGTGCCACCGCCGATCAGACCGAGCAGCAGGACGATAGCCGCCAGTGCGATCAGCACGATCAACACGACACGGATGATCCGAGCCGGCGGGTCCGGGATCAGGTTGGTGATAACGTACTCACCGATCGCGTAGATGATGCCCAGTACCAGCAGATAGATGATCAGATTGACGAGTGCGTTGATCATGGCTTGGTTCCTTTCTTGCCGCATTGCGTCTGGGCGCCAGGGCAATCGTCGTGACCTGGGTGGGCCAGCGCAGGCAGCGTGAACATCAGAATAGCTGCGAGAAGAAACAGTCCCCTAATCATTTCGGTCTTCCTCCTTTGCCGTGCCCCTGTCCTGGGTTGTTGCCAGTCCCCGGTCTTCCGGGAGACTCGGGTGCACTGTTGCCTTTGCCGGGTCCCCCTGGCGTTCCCGGCGTTCCCGGCGTTCCTGGCTGTCCCGGAGAGCCTGGTTGACCGGGTGCGCCCGGCTGTCCAGCGGGTCCAGAGGGACCAGCAGGACCAGGAGAACCAGCGCCGCCACCAGAACCGCCGCCGCTACCACCAGAACCATCAGAGCTTCCACTGCCTGAGCTTCCAGCATTTGCCGTTGCCGATGTCGTTGTTGCGCCAGAAGGATTTCTGCACAGCTGCGTCGTGTTGATCCTGCGCTCTTTCAGAAACCTGCACTGTTCATGCGTGAACTC